AGAAAGATACTGTTCTTGGATAGCCGTTTGCTGCCGTCCAAGGTGTTGCACCTGACCATGTAAAGGTTGGTGTTGTCAGTGTCCATGCAGTATGACCTGTACGACTTAGTTTTCTTGGTGCGTGATTACTATGACAGACATACATTACATCCGCTGATTGAGCAAAGTGTAATTCAAACAATTCTGCTTCTGAATAAGGAGTAGAAATCTCATACGCAACTGCAGGTGATCCTGTTACGATCTGACCATTGTCTTTGAAAAACCTGATATAGTTTTCACCAACTTCTAATACATAAGATTGTGTAGTATTAAACTCAAAAGGTATTAATCTAACCTCTTTACTTGAGTCTTTTACTTCTGAAACGAAATATGTTCCATCTCTTCTCTTAGCGCCGCCATGAGGATAAACAAACATATTCTTTAGTTCGCTTACGCCATTAAAATATTTTTTGAAATCAATTTGACCTTCAAGCCGTGGACTTAACTCACCTGCTGTAAAGTTTGATTGAAAGGGGTGTACTCTAGCCATTAGCCTCTAAAACTTATAAAAGTATCTGAAACGATGCTATCACTCGAACCCTCCAATCCATCAATAGAACGCGCTTCTGCAATCTTACTTTCGTAGAGTTCCCACATCTGTTTCGATAGTGTGTTACTACCGGTAATAGAGTATGCCAATTCTGCTGCAAGTCGTGCAGTCAATGCTTCCGTAAATAATGGATCGAACTGTGATGTATCGGTAATTTTTGAAATATATAAAATACTTGCTGCATCTTCATTTGACAACAGTTTTCTACCTTCAATTTTGAATTCTATGTCAGCGTATGACATCTGCAAAACTCTTAAACAATAAGGCTTTGTAGGTAGTGTGTATTCTGCTGCAAAATCAAATGCAGGTATTGATGTTAATTTACTAAGTTTTTGCCTAGCAATAGCAAAGTTCCAAGTATGCGCTCGTAGAACAGCATCTCTTGTAGGCTCATAAAATGCATTAGATAGCCTTGCTCTTTCCGTATTATCGGATAGGGATGTGATTGCTTCGTCACCTAACTTGCGCAATGCATTTGAACAGATGGAAACTTCTGTAGCCATATCACTTCTCCTGAATTTGGTGGGGATAACCTTTTACAGAAACCCCCTTTTTTTGATCTAACTATTATTCTTTAGCACCGATCTCTACAACTTTTTCATCTTCGATACGAGTAGCACCGATGATCATTGATAAGAATACCTGTGTTGCGTAGTTCTTATCATCACGTTCTGAAATACGAGTAGTAATATCTTTACCTACCGCAAGACCTAACGCTGATTCTGTGTATGCAAGGCACGAACGAGTTGTTGATACTTTTGCTAAACGCTCAGAACGGATAAACTTGAAACCCAAGAAGGTATCAATATTACCGGATGCTAATGCACGAACCGTATTGTAATCAGATGAAGTCACCTGAGTAGTATTCAATAAGTCTGTGACCTGCTTCGCAGAACAAATTAAGTAACGCGCCTCATCAGGATCAACATCAGATGAATCAATGATTTCCTTAGCAGAAAGTAACTTATCTAAAGTTAAACCTGTTGTACCAACAGCAATCTTTTGAGATGCCGGAAGTGCAATCGCTGTAGCACCTGCTACACCACCTGCTGCTGAACCCGATGCTGCAGCGATGATAGCATCATCCATAGCACGACCCATTGCATTAGCGCCTGCCATTGCATATTCAGATTGTGGAGTAATAAGCATTTTAACTTTATCTTCCTGATCAATAAGATCCGCCCAATCGTAATCCACTAACGTAACTTTACGTCTTGAGTGTGGAGTATTGATCTGTGGAGTGTCAGAGTGACGAGTTGTGCGAATTCGTGCTGCTGTAGCGCCAATTGCCTCGAAATAATGACTCTTACCTGTAACAGGTGTGTAGCGTGAAGTCTCTTTTAAACGTGAACCTTTCTGTTGTGCCAAGTGTAAAACATTTGACTTATACTGCTCAACAAATGCAGTTGTAATTGCTGTGGACATGATGCCCTCCTTATATAATTATTTTAGGTGGGCATTATCCTTGCGGGTGTCCTGTCATTTACGGCGACTAAACGAGTTTAAGAACTACCATTTGCCTTACTGTTGTTATCCTTGCGGGCATTTCAGGCGTAAATATTAGAAAGGATTCCTCATAAGATTCCTCTCTTGTTTATTATATTAACATATTTAGAATGCTTTTGAGTACAATTGATTCATTTCTGCTTGTGCATCCATGTGTTTAGGGTCTTTTGGATTCCAATATGCGTGTTCTTTATTATCATTAATTTGACCGATCTTCATTTTTGCATCAAGCGGACTCATTACTAGACTATTGTTTGAAGTTCCTTGTGCAGAATCTTCTGAAATATCTTTTCCGGCTGCGGCAAGCAATCTAATAAGATCAGGATCGTTTCCAAATCTAGGATCTTCTAACTTTTGTTGTAGTTCAGGCGTACCGTACACTCGCAACGCTCTTTGGGCAGCAGTTAGATTCTTCTCATAGTGCGCACCATATTCTTTTCTTAGTTCATCTTCAGTGGAAACACCTATTTGATCTCCCAATTGAGCCTCTTGTTGGCTTTGGTAATCAAAAGAACCTTTTTGCCACTCAACTAATCCTTGCATTTGCTGCGGTGATAAGCCTAGTGCATGACCTCTTTCTTTAAATGAAGATAACATTTCAGCAGGATATTGCTGTTCATAGCCTGATGGTATCTCTAATTCGTAACCATCTGCTGATTCGGGTCTGCCAAGTTTGTCATAAACTTCCATCCTTTCATCATCTGTTTTTGGAATGGGTATTCTACTACCTAACATCTGTTGTTGATGTACCAAGGTTTTTGCTGCCGACTCTGCATCATTGATATTTGCTAAAGTCGGGTCTGCTCTTAAATCATCTGACAACCCATCTCTCCAATCGCTTTGGTTGTCACTTGTTACAGGTGCTGTTGCATTGTCTGTATTTTCTGTGGCCTCTGCTACTTCATTCATTTTTTATTCCTCTTTTATATTACACATTTTTATAATACGCATATAGACGGATCTTTCTCCTTCTCTACGCGCGGTTTCATACGGATCGCCTTTTACATAAGACTCCCGCATTTGATATGCAGCCTTTAAGTCTTTGAGGACTTGCATTCCCTCTCTAGTACCAAAAGCATCTGCATAGTTTCTTCTGAGATCATCAATCTCTTTCATCCCGCTGATCATCACTGACCTTCTTGCATCATAGCCTGCATCATAGCCTCTTGATCTTCTTCGGACATATCCGCTGCTTGTGCTGCTACAGGTGCTAATTTACTCACAACATCTGCACCGCCTTGTACTGCTTGCATCTGTTGTTGCTGCTGTTGTTGTTTTGCAGCCTCTTCACGTTTAGCATTAATTTCTTCAGGATCTCTCATAATGTTTTTAGGAACGCCTAACAGTTCAGCACGAGAACGAATTGCTGCATCATGATCAATGTTGTCCATTATTTCAGGTGCAAATCCCGCTAAATTAGCAGCCATTTCATACAACCTCTCAACTGCCGTAGCCTCTTCCATTCTTTGAGAACGTGCTAGTGGGCCGACAAACTCAATATCTAACGCAGTGCCTTCCAAATCTTCCGGCGCAGGGGAAAAAAGATCGTTCCTGTCCATAATGGCAAAACATCTTTCTATCAATGGATTTAGAAACTCCGTCTGAAATCTTCCTAGAGTCGGGCCTAGTAGTCTTTGCATCAATTCATAGCGAACTTGTACTTCAGTTGCCGTCATTTGCGGGCCACTCTGAAGTTCTAACTGATCTGAGAAGAAAGCCTGCTTAATAGCACCTCTTAAAGCCTCTTCCTTCATGTCAGAAACATCAAATCTTGCACCTGTATTTAACGGCTTTATTGCACCATCTCTTCTAACAACTGTTATACCTGATGGTTTTGTAACAACACGACCAATAACACCATCATCTTCTACTAAAAGTGGCGGATCTATTGCCTTTGCCCATGCTTTTAACCCTAACTCTACTGCTTTATTGAGAGTTTTAATATCAGGGAGTGCATTGAACGCAGGTGATCTTCCATATTTTTCACCTGATGCTTTTGCCCATCTAGTTACCAAGTATGGCATTTCGTTATAACCACCCTCGCCAACAATATTCTTATCTGCAAGACAGATATAAACGGATGCCCAAGGTAATTTTGTTTGATTCTTCTCATACGAAGGCGTTACGCAGTGAATAAATTCAAAACTCTTGTCCGGATCTTTCTTTAGCGCCTCCATAACCTTAACACCAACAGCATCTCCCCATTTTTGGTGAGCCTGACGTGCTGTATAAGGAAATTTTCTGTACAAAGTATCTATCTCGCCCTTGTGATTCTCAGAAATCATGTATTCAGAAACCGCTAACGATCTAAAACTGATTGCCCCATCTGCTTCTTCAACTTCTAAACAAGCAGTACCGATAGAACAAATATCAAGATAG